TAGTATGTTAGTGCTACTCATCATTAGTTCTGGTCTTTGTCCACCGTATCGCCACATAGGAAAAACATAACCTGAAACTTTTGCAGGACTATATACAACCGCTGTTGATTGGAGTGTTTGTATTTGGCTAGTTAGGAACTCTCTGTATTGTCCCATTGATTCTTCAGCCGCAGATACCTTTGTCTGCTTAACTTTAGCAAATAGACTATACTTAACATCGACAGTTGTAAACGGGCTATTCCATACAAATAAAGTAATGTAAATGTGTGACGTGTACCAATTAGTAGTCGGTGTAGCACCTAACGCATGGTCAGGAAATCGCTCAATCCATGTTTTATTCTGTTGTTGACCATTATTAACATCAATACCAGTAATGCCAGTTTCCTTGTATAGTATATTTTCTTCACCTGCTAATTGACCTGAACCTGGAAATAAACTAGTAGATGCGTTAAGACCCCATTCCATGCCTGTTTGTAGCATAGGGTATGGAGAGACAAATAATTGGTAAGCAGCATTGTTAGGGTCTCCAATAGAATCAACAGTTTTTAGCCACATACCGCCATTGTCGTTAAACATCTGAATGGCCTCTATACTGTGCCTAAAACCGTCTTTCAATTGTATTGCTCTGGTCATGTAACCAAAGCCTAGCTCTGATGTTGTTACTTGTCCGACAATACTGTCTCTAATTTCTACAGTTGGCATTATTTCTTCACCTTCCTAAATTTTTGTGCCATTTTCTTTAGATCCAATTTACCCTTGTTTTTACCAGATTTGAATTTAATTTGGTTCTTAGGATTCTTAACATATCTATTCCATGCAGATAGCTTCTTTTTTGGTTTTGCTTGTTTAGTCATAGCATCAGCAGCTACAACAGCATCTGTTTTCATTACTGGTCCTATTAACTCTCCTTCTTTGATGTATATCTGGAATACTGGTGTGTCCCCTTGTAATACAGCACTATATTGGTAAGCAGGTATAGCAATCATATCAATAGGCACAACCCTGGGCTGGTCGGCTAATATGAAACCGGCAACAGCACCGCCAACTCCCCCAAGCAAACTTCCAGTTGGGCCTAACGGGGACAATAAAGCAGCACCTAATTCAGCGCCTTCTACTGCTGTCTCTAACTTCTCCTTTGTTTTTTTAGGCATTTAGACCCCCCTTCAGAGGTCTTGTGCCTGACTTAGGATTTCGTTCATTCTTGCAGTAGTTACTGTGATAGGCTCTGCAATAACTAGGATGTCTATTTCAACAGTTCTTTCTGCTAGAGTTATCCAATCATCAACAGCAACACCCACCAAAAGGTCACTTACAACAGTGTAACCTTCAGGATGTAGGTCTAGTGGACCGTAGAATTCCTCTTGTAACTGGAATGGTGTACCTCCACCAGTAGCAGGAAGACCACCAGTAGGTGCAGCAGCAACGTAAGAGTTGCGTGTGTAAATGCACAATACATCAGGAGAACCAATACCAACTTCAGATGCGTTCTCGTATGCCCTAGTTGTCATGTATAGTTTCAAAGCAGACATGTCAACTGCAGCAGTTGTTGAAGCTTCTGAATCTCCATTAGCAGAAAAGTTCCCAGTGTTTGGCGCTAGACCTGCTGCTCCTGGGTCTCTTAGTTGAAAGAATACTTGCTTAACTGCTAGTCCTTCTCGTGCGACAGTGTTAACGTACGCGCTTGTGTCTATTCTACCATACAGTGTAGTTTGGTTTCCATTTGCATCCAAAGTAAACTGCATGCGGTCTCTCATGATAATGTCTCCACTATTTTTTGCCATGACCTATCATGATTGGAATTAAGTTATTATACATTGTTCTACCCACGTCTTGAACATCTGGGACGTGTTGTCGCTGTTTTTGTGTGTGTCGCACACAACAACTAGGACTCTGTCCCCTCTTTTTTTGCGATACGTATATATGCAGACGACAGTACGCATAATCATGAGCGACTTATGGATGGATTTAGTGCCAGAAAAATGGTTTGAGTTTAAACACACAATAAATTCGCACCCGTTTTGTAACGAGTGCGATCTATATGGTGAGAAACAGTGGATGCTAACAGACGAGTATCGTTGTGTTCTTATTGACGCACCATGGCCAGTCTTTAGAGAGTTAGGCAATCCTAAGCCTAGATGGATATTTGTGTGTGTAGATTGTTGGGGTGGAGAAGAATGAATCGAGATAATTCTAAACCAGTAAGAAAGGTAATTAATAAATTACGAAAAATGAATTACTGGCAACGAATCTTAGTTATGGATTGGTTGAATGATTGGTATTCTTATTATCAGGAGGAAGAAGAATGAAAAAAATACACAAGACAATAACATTAGATACAGAAACAAGTAAGCTTGCAGCAAAAAAAACAAACTTTAGCCAATGGGTGCGTAATATGTTACGCTCAGAACGAAATAAAACTGAATCTCATATTGCAAATCAACATAAAACTAGAATCGAAGAATCGACTGGATTGTCTACATTTGAATTACTGCATCATTTGGAGAGCAAATCTCCAGAAGAGATACAAGCACTAATTGCAATATTGCGAATGTCTCAGTCTTAGAACATCAAAGTATTGCCATTGTCTGCAAACTTTAACGGTGGCGCAAACGATCGTATAGGACCAGTTGTAACGCCTGCTACGTCCAATATTGTAACCCAATCAGGGAATCCATCAGAACCAAACGCCTGGTCAAATGCAACCATTTCAGTGCCTTTCTTGAATCCTTCTTGTAATGCATCTCTAGATTGCATATCTTGGTTAGCATTACTAGCTACATTATTGTAGTATCTTAGTATGTTAGTGCTACTCATCATTAGTTCTGGTCTTTGTCCACCGTATCGCCACATAGGAAAAACATAACCTGAAACTTTTGCAGGACTATATACAAC